TTAGAAATTTAAGTAACTACTTAATTTTTTAACTGCATTTTTATTTTGCTTAGATGTAACGTGTGTATAGATGTTCATAGTTGTTTGGGCATCTTCATGACCAAGTCTCTCTTGAACTTCTTTTATTGTTGCACCTGCTGCAAATAATGCTGATGCATGGCTATGTCTAAATCCATGAACAGTGATTTTCTTTAAATCATGATCCTTGATTATCTTATTTAACCACTTGCCAGGTTGATTTAAAGATTTGTAATTATTCTTTGAAGATGCAAATATTAATTGATTCTTTTTAAAGGTATTAAAGCCAAAAGTTAGAAACAATTGTTTTTGTTTCAGTCTCCAATTTTGTAGATAATGTAACGTTTGATTATCAATAATGATAGTTCGGTTACTTTTTTGTGTCTTAGGAGGCTGAATGATTTGTTCACCATGCATACCTTGAGTTAGATTTTTGTTGATATGAATAGTACTTTTGTTAAAATCTACATCATTCCAAGTTAGTGCAAGGCATTCACCACGACGCATACCAGTAAAAGCTAATAATCTAAATAAAGTAAATTTTTCAGGTTCTTTATCTTTATCAATGCAATTAAAAAATGTTTGTAATTCTTCTTTAGTCCAAAAGTTAGCAGGCTTATTTCCGGGTTTTTGCTTTCGCTTTGGCAAAGTTACCATCTTACATGGATTATTAGTTATATACTCATTCTTAATTGCATAGTTTAAAACTGATTGAAGATAGTAGAACCATTTTTTATAGTTACATTCCGCAATCTTATACCATTGGTTTACAACACGTTGTATATCCTTAGGTTTGATCTCGTTTACTTTGATGTTATTGAAATAAGGTAATATGTGATTTTCAAATATTCTAACAGCCTTTGAGTATGTTGAGATACGTACTGTGTTTACATATGATTCTAGCCAAGATTCATATACGTTTATAAATAGAATGTCATCTTCATTAGTAACTTTCTTACCGTTGCTAATATCAATTAATATTCTTGAAGAAGCTAGTTGTGCTTCTTTTTTTGTTTTAAAGCCACGTCTGGTTGTGTTTAATTGTTTACCATTAATATCTTTACCGATATATGCACTAAACATGTATCTTGTTGCACCATTTTTTAATTTATACTTTTTGATTGTTGCCATAATACTCCTCCTACACACGTCAGTGGGGACGGTATGTAAATGGAATAGAAGTATTGTTTTGTTTATTTGAGTGAATTACAACATTATTTACGAGAATAAATTTTTTGGTAGCTTGATATCCATGGCATTTTATAAGTTACATATACTTTACCTTTAGCATTTTCAACGAAGTCATTGTCCAGACAAATCAATGATTCTACTTCATTTTCAATGCTTTCTTTCAATCTATTATGAAAAATTATGTTTTGCTTATTAATAATTTCCATCAGATCAGCTGAATCGTTAAACGAAACTACATAATTTCTATCTTGAACTTGCTCAATGTCGAAAGTAGACTCAATTAATGACTCTTCTTGGTAATGAACAATTGAAGTAAATAATTTATATTCATTTTTATTTTCAGTGCTTACAGCGCTAAAATTTATCTCGTACGGACTATATATATAGAATTCCGCAGGAGTAACATGTAAGTACATACATAACTTATTTAAAGTATCTGCTTTTGGATTAGTTCCATGAATGATGTTACCTAATGACTTTCTAGATATTCCAGTAGCTTTGTAAACATCAATTGCAGTTAATTGTCTTTCTGCAAGCAAAACATTTAACTTGTTTTCAATCATAATTTCACCTCCTTAACAGTTACATATTGTAACCTTTGGGTTTCAAAAATACAACTTTATTATGATTTTGTGTCTCAAAATGATATATTAGTGTTAATATCATGTGTATAGAAGTACTCATTTTGTGTACTAAAGTATTCAAAAGGAGATGTTTATTTGAGTGAATTCGTAATTAAACAAGTTATGAGAAAGTGTGGAGAGTTACACATATCAGCAAAACAATTAGCAGCAGAAACTGGAATATCAGTAAGTACTATTTCAATAATGTTTAATGGTAATTATGAAATATATGATGTAACTGAATCAAAGCTTGTTGAATGGTTAAGTTCAAAAGGAGGATTTGAAATGGATGAAATTACTACAAAGCGTTTAAATGATTTACTTGATCACATTGAACAAATTAATGACAATCCATGGATAAAAGGTAAGCGTAGATTTGCAAAATGGTTAGGTGTTAGTTATCCAACGCTTGATAAGATGTTAAAGGATGGCTTACCTGTTCACTTTATTACTGACGTGGATGCATATTTCTTTAACAAACAAGAAGTTAATAAGTATTTATTAGAACAATAATCGTTGTGGGGACGGTATTAAAAAGGAAAAACAATATAATTTTTTAAAATGATATTGTTATATATTCATAATAGTAGTTTATAAACATGATAAAGAAATAGAAAAAACCAGCATAAATTATGCTGGTTTTTTCTATTTACTATATTATTAAGCTAGTAAGATATTATCGTCGTTTATTACCTTACTATATGGATATGCGTTAACTTTACTTTTATCCAAACCATCTGTTGCTAGTTCTAAACTTTTACTTTTAACCTCATCGCTGGTGTCATTGATGACGAGCATAAACTTAGAGTTTTTTCTAGATGCTTGTGCTCTTTGTACATCATAGTTAAATTGTTTTGCAACTTCATTTACATTGTTATTATTATTTATTGTTTTAATAAATTTTTCCGTAGAGTTACTACTTTGCAGGATTAAAAAGTTAAACTTAGCCTTTACACTAATTCCATTAATAGGTATAGAAATATTTTTCGAAAATGCTAATTGTTTCTGACTTAGGAAATCTGAAAACATATCTGAAAAAGACTCTACTACATTATTTCTATTTAAATATGTTAAATCATAAGCATTAATTATTGCTTGAACTAGAGAAGTTTTAGCTAAAGCAAAGTTATCTATATCAGTTTCAATTGAAAAAATATTATTATCACATTTGATTCCAAAGTTATTTAGAATGTTGTTTAATATTTCTTCTCTTCTAGTATTTTTTTTAAATGTTATTCCAGACATGGATAAATTAAACATAGTGTCTCCTAAATCGCTTAGAATGAATGTTTTTTTATTTTGAACTGGTTTAGCATATAGTGTTATATCGTCAAAATTTATGTCAACAAATGGTGTATTTATTGATATATATCCATCAGAATCATCATTAAAATTCAAATTTTGCTTTAACCATTTACTATAGCCGTTTTCCAAATCTTTAGCATTCATTTTTTCACCTCACTTTTTAATATTAAGATACTTTATTGCCTCTTGAAAAGCATCTTTCATTGTTTTTAAATTTCTAAATTCATTAATATGATCTATTGGAATTACATTTTTTGGAACATTTTTATTTGAATTAGCTAAAATATGAACATGTGATCCTCTTACATAATGTTCTTTAGCTGTCTTCCAATTATTCTTATGCTTTAATTCATCTTTACTTCCGAAATCGAATCGAATTAAATGCACATTGTTTTCGAACATTAGACAAATGCTAAATTTATCGCTTTTGTTAGATTGTCGATTAATCATATTATATATAATTTGGTTTTGAAAGTCATGTACACTACACGAATACATTCCAGGCTCTACATCCAATATTGTGTTCACTATCTGATTGAATACATCATTAAAATCCATTATATCATCAGGAAATTTTTCAGCTTTAATTAGTTTTTTTGCTTCATTTTCGGTTAGTTTATTTATATTATATGAATCCATTATAATACTCCTGTCATTGGTAGGATTTCAAAGTTAATTATAAAAACTTAGTTCATTGTTAATAATAATGATTATATAATATTAATTCATCTTAATTAAGGGAACTAACGTTTTTAATTATTTTTTTATATGTAACTAATCAAAACAAAAATTAAATCAATAACAATTGCAGTCAATACACCCAACAGTATGGCGTATATAGAAAATCGTTTTTCATCTCCAAAAGATGTCATTCTTTTTATATTACGATCAAAAATACTAACAGCAGTTCTATATGAACTCTTAATGTCTTTCCTTGCGTGTCTCAATATAACTCTACAATTTTTACAATGTATTTGACTAAAGTATTTTCTTCCACAAATTTGACATTTTAATTTGATAATAAAAACTCCTATACGTTTTAGACAATATTAACATACGATTAAAACCGTTTAAACAACGTGAAAACATTATCATATAAGTATATTGTACAGTTATTATAGAGTTAATATTTTAAATGCTTTTATATTCTAGATATATTTTTATAGAATATATTATGTGTTCTTTAATAAAGTTTAATTTTAAATTAACATGGTATATTTATCACAAACATATGATAACATTTGTATAACTTATAAAAATAAGAGGAACATTAATTATGAAGGATGAATATATATACTTATTAATATTCATATTATGTGTAATATGTGAAACCGCGGTTCAGCTTTATGATCTATATGGATATTTGGGAATAATAATTCCGGTTGGATTGATTCAATTAATTTCATTGTATGAATATTTAAAACATAGAGAGCAAAAATAAAAAGCACTTACTATAAAAAATAGTAGGTGCTTTTTTAAAATACTGTTTAAAATTGGGGGATTTTAGTAATAAATCTGTATAATATTTTCATTCGTATATCTATTATTCAGTATTTTATATTAAGAGCGTTATATATGATTTAAGTATACACAACGCTATTTAAATTATATTACTTTTAAATGATTAAAACAAACACATGCTTCAATATAATATTTTAATTAAGATGATTAATAGCGTATGTTGCTTCATCATTAGTGAATTTATCGCCATAACTTGAAGTTAATTGTTCCTTAACGGCATCTTTTGACATATGCATGTCCTTGTAATAAGTTTTAGCTGATTTCAAAGCATTTTCATTCCAATTAACATCTTTTAGATTATCCATAGCATACTTAGCATCATTAGCTTTGAATTTACCTCCATAACTAGATGTTAATTGTTCATATACAGCTTGTTTTGACATGTGTATATCTTTAGCATATGTTTCGGCTGATGCTAAAGCATTTTTCTGTTCAGATGTAGCACTATCATCTTTGCTATCTGAGTTACTTTCAGAGGAAGAAGAGCTTTCTTTAGATGATTTAGAAACTTTGCTAGAAGAACTTTGACTATCATTAGATGATTCTGAATTTCCAGAGCTAATAACAGCACTCATTATTAAAAACGAAACTGCAATTACAACCCAGATCCACCATACTTTATACCAAGGCTTAATTTGATTATTTTGCATCTGTAGCTCCTTTTGCTGGTTTTTGTAAAAATTCAAAAACTACAGCGATGATTAGTAAAACGATTGATGGAAAAGCAAAAATCATTGATAGACCTGATAGAACACTACCAATGATTCCAAGAACTGGACCAACAACAGAAATGCTTAATTTTTTAGCATAGTAAAAAGCAATAACGTTTAAAACAACACCAATCCATGTAATTGCATAGAAAAAGTTACCGCTACTTGCATTTCCGTTTTCGTTAATTGCTTGTGCGATTACAACGAACCAAGAAATAAATAACATTACACAGTTGAAAATGTTAAAAATCGCGGTCCAAGTATTCATTTTAGATTTCATAAATATATCACCTCAAAAAAATATTATGTATTTATTAGAATACGTTTTGATTATAACATATATACTCATGCTTTTTTAAGGTTATTTTAAGGTTGTATGCAATAAAAAAGCAGGGCATTTTAAAATGTCCTGCTTTTTTACTAAAGACTATTTACAACCTGTACAGCTTTTCCAAGTATCCTTGCATCAATATCATCCGTTATTACTATTGGATTGTATTGATTGTTATCTGGCATTAGGATGATTGTTTTACCCTGATGCTTAACTCTTTTTAGAGTTGCCTCTCCGTCGATAAGTACAGCAGCAATTTCTCCATCTTCAACAGTTGGTTGTTCATGAATTAACACCAATGAACCATTATTTATAGCTGGTTTCATTGATTCTCCATCACAACGAAGATAAAAATTATTACCAACAGGTAATGATGATGAAGGAGCTGGCATATACTCTTCAACGTTTTGTATTGCTGTGATTGGATCACCACAAGCAATATCACCAATAACAGGAACTTGAGTAATATCTTTAAACACTTTGATTTCAGAATCATCACCATTTGGTTCAATGAGTGCAGATTTCTTAACGTTAAAATAATCTGCTAATTTTTCTATCTTATCAATTCTAGGATAGAAAATACCATTTACCCAACTAGAAAAAGTAGTAGGACTTATATTTAAGTCGTTAGCTACTTTTCTCTGACTTATTCCTCTGTCGTGTAAAAGACGGTGTAAATTGTCACTCATGGCTTCTTTATTACCAAGATTTGACATATTGATAACCACCTTTCATATATATAATACTGCTTACCAGTATATTTTTCAATATAAAATATAGAATTGTATAGTTAAACTGTTGACAATACAGTTTAACAGTATTAATATAATAAACATAGAAAGGGGGATAAAAAATGAGAATTACTTTAAAAGCACTTAGAGTCAACTACGGTTTTACACAAAGCCAAATGGCTGAAATCGTTGGGGTAACTGGCACAGCATGGGCAAATTATGAAAACTGCAGAACAGTACCAAATAATGATGTTGTTCAACGTATCGTAAAAATTTTCCATGTAAATTATGATGATCTTATTTTTTCTAGATATGTACAGTTTAACAGTACAAAATTACACGCTTAAGGAGATATGAAATGAAAAATATTGTAGAAGTCAAAAATAATCAAGCTGTAACTGATTCAGTTCAAGTAGCAAAAAAGTTTGGTAAAGAAAATTCAAAAGTAGTAAGAGATATAGAAAAATTACTAAGCGAAGGGTCAGCCAAAATTGGCGATACCCAAATGTTTTTAAAATCTAGTTATGTACATCCTCAAAACAAGCAAACATATAAGAAGTATTACATGACTAAAGACGGTTTTACATTACTTGCATTTGGTTTTACTGGTAAAAAAGCTAAGGAATTTAAATTAGATTACATCCAAGCTTTTAATAAAATGGAAAGTTATATCAAGAAACATAATGAAACACAATTACCAAATTCTCCAGAAGAAAAATTATTGTTAACTATGGAAGTTACAAATAGAACTGTAAAAAGAGTAGAAAGCATCGAAAAGGATGTTAACGAACTAAAGAACAATGTAGTAATCGATAGTGGATCATATGCAGCAATTGGACGATTAGTTTCACGTAGAGTATATGAATTTCTAGATGAAAGACGTTATCAACATAACAGAGAAAACGTTTCTGCATTATTTAGTGACATTAATCACGGAATTAAGCAGGTTACAGGAGTAAGAACTCGTTCACAAATCAAAAGTAAAGATTTTGAAAAAGTAATGCAATATATCGATGCTTGGGAACCTGCAACAGCAACCAAGATGGAATTGATTAATAAGAAAGTTGAGGCTTGAAAATGGAAGTATCAAAAAAAGAAGCCATTAATAATGAAATTATCATCATCATTAAAAAGCTTCAATCAATTAATCTAAATGATAAAAAAGGATTGCAAGATATTTTAATGGAAAACGCAGCTAGATTAAATAGTCTCGCAAATAAAGTTATACAGTCATATCAACGACGATTGAATTAGAGTTGATTTCTCTCTTTATGGAATTAATTGTTGCCTCTGCACTTTCTTTAAAAAAATATGTCTCACTAGTTGCAACAATCTCATGATTTTCAGATTTTATAACAAAATAGAATTGGTTATTTGATGATCTTTTTATAACAAAATACATTTTTCTCACTTCTTTCCGTTAGTAATAAATTTACATTAGATTTCCTTTGATATATTCAGTAAGAAAATGGGAAGCAACATCTTTCATCACTGATAATGAAACGCTTTTTAATGAAGAGGTAGCTGATTTAGCTTTTTTCCAAATTTTGTCATCTCTTATTGCATCTAAGTATTCATGACCTTTCCAAGTTATATCAGTAATGGGCGCATAGTGTTTTTGTGCTCCCCCAACAGGATATAAAACAGTTGGGCCTCCAACTATGAATCCCCCTTCAGATAGTTTTTGTAAGGCATAGAAGGATTCATCTTTGTCATAATCTAATGCGTTAATGAGTTTCTTTGAATCTACAGCATTTGCCACACCAATATTATTTTCAAGTACCAGCAGACACTTTCTTACACATTCGTGATTTAGTTTCATAAAAACACCTCCTTTCATATGGAGATAAGTAAATTATACAACTATAAATAACAAAAAAGGATGACCTAAGATGAAAAATTACCAAGCAAATAAAGATTTACTAGAAATTCTAGAATCTCAAAAAATTAAAATTAAAAACTTAAAAGAAGAAGTAAAAATCCTTCAAAGAAAACTAGATCAACAAATTGCTAAAGAAAGGATGATTAAACAATGACATCTACTGAATGGCAACTTTCAACGATGGAATTCATTTTGGGATGGCTGTTCGCTGTACCAACGACAATATTCGTTATGGAAAGAAAGGAGAAGTTTGCTGATGTTTTTAAATTCATTTATGAAATTTTGCATCTACTTAAGCAAGAAGCGCTTAAGAAAATTAAAAAAAGTCGCTAATGCTGGAGACATTAACGACCGCTTTGTAATAACATCAAATGCTTTGATTAACTTCAATTCTACTGAAGATGGTCAAAGAATTCAAGATTTGTAATCGGAGGAATTGAAATGCGAGAGATTAGTAACAATGTAACAGTAGATTACCAAGTAGGTAAGTTAGAACTTAAAAATGCTGAGCTATTAAAGGACGCAGTTAAGGAAATTGCAGACAAGTACAAAGATTTAATTATTACTGACGACACAGTTAAGAGTGATAAGAAAACTAAGACTGAATTAAACGGCTTGTTAAAACAACTTGAAGACAAGCGTAAAGAATACAAGAAACAATATCAAATTCCATTGAAAGATTTTGAAAATTCTATTAAGGATATTGAAGCACCATTAAGTGATGCCATTAATAATCTAAAACTACAGTTGAATGATTACGATGAAAGATTAGCAAAACAAAAAGAAGAACAAATCAGATCATTCATTGAAGAAGTTTGTAAAGAACATAAAGCAGATGCTAAAGACATCATCATTAATCCAAAATGGTTGAATAAATCAACTAGTAAAAAGACATGGCAAGATGAAGCAATTCAAGCAATTAAATTACAAGATGCTGAAATTAGCCGTTTTGAAATTGATGTGGCAAACATCAAAGCATTCGCCAAGCAGTTAGATGTAAATCCAGATTCATATATTTATCAATTAAACATGGGTGCATCATCTGTTGAAGTAGTTCAAAGAATGCAACAGGACGTTGAAAGAAACAAGAAACGACAAGAAGCACTTGATGCTGAAACCAAAGCAATGAAAGAAGCTAAAAAAGCAAGAACTAAAGTTGTCGACGACAAGAGAGTTGATACAGAAACTGGAGAAGTTGAAAAACTAGAAACATATAATCTTGTTATTACCGGTAAGCATGAAGACTTAGTTAACTTAGCTAAATTCATGGAAGAACATGACATTAATTTTAAATTAGCAAAATAGGAGTTGATCATTGTGGAATTCGTAGTCAAAGAAGATAAAGACAAGTTTGAATTGATGAAGAAAATGGTTGATTTTCAAAAGAATGTTAAGCAGCCGAAAAAAGACAAAAATAATCCATTTAGTAAAAGCAGTTATGCTTCACTACAAAGCGTACAAGAAACTGCTGTCGAAGCATTAGAACCATTAGGATTATCTTTTTTTCAAGACTTTGGGATTAATAACGAAGGTAAAACACTATCTGTTCAAACAATTATCATTTCAAATTTAGGGATGATTAAGTTTAACCCGATTGTGTTACCACTTGAAAAAATTACTGCTCAGGGAGTTGGATCGGCATCAACTTATGCAAGACGTTATGCATTAACTACAAATTTAGCGATTGTCGCTGATGAAGATGACGATGGTAATAATGCATCAAACGTTTCAAAGAATGGATATAACAAGCAAAATAATGGATATCAAAAACACAATTACCAACAACAACCAAAAGCAAACCAATCAAAGCCACTAAATGAATCAGAAAAATTAAAGGATGAAGAAATTAGATATAACAACAATGCAAAACAAGCTATTGAAAAAATTGGTAAGCAAAACGCTCAACAAATATTCGTTAAAGCAAAGCAAATTTACAAGATTGACGATATTAAGAAATGTAGAGCAAATGATTTAGCTAACCTTAATAGTTATGTAGAGGCAGAAGTAAAAGGACAAATTACAAAGTTAGGAGCAATGACAAATGATTAATAGAACAGTTTTAACAGGAAGATTAACAGATGACATTGATTTGAGATATACAGCGTCTGGAAGTGCAGTAGGAAACTTCAGATTAGCGGTTAATAGACCGTTTACAAATCAAAATGGACAACGAGAGGCAGATTTCATTAACTGTGTTATCTGGCGTAAATCAGCTGAAAACTTTGCTAACTTCACACATAAGGGAACATTAGTTGGTGTTGATGGAAGAATTCAAACTAGAACTTATGATGATAAAGACGGAAAAAAAGTATATATCACTGAAGTTGTAGTTGAACAATTTGCATTGTTAGAGCCAAGACAAGATAACCAAGTTCAACAAACACAACAAAATAATATGTCACCATTCGATAATCCAAGTGATCAAGTTGATATTACGGATGACGACTTACCATTTTAGAAAGTAGGGATGACAGATGAATTACAGAGAATTTTCTGAAAAGTCAGGTCTTACCTATGGACTTAACAGAATTAATGGAGTTGTTTTTGTATCTTTTTTCGACAGTTATGGAAGAAAAGTATTTGAAATTAGTAAGGAATTAGACACTACTCTTTTTAAGCTATATGACTTTAGAAGTGCAGTTTTTATGAATCAAAGCTTAGTTATCGAGTTTTTGTCAAAAGAAAATCAAAACGATTGGTTCAGCTGTTACAAAGAACCAAACCTAATTGAAGTTTATGGAATTAAGTTAACTAGACAAGAAGCTGAAACATTATATGACAAGTTAAGTAAGCAATTAAAAAAAGAGGTGTAATAAATGTTAAACATTGCTGTAAGCATCATTGTTCTAATCATATGTAGTATCTACTTCGGTTGGAATGCTAACTATATTTATCATGATCTTAAGAAGAGAAAGCGTGATAAGCATGATAAATAATGAACAACAACCACAGTACTTTTTACAAATACCAATGTTCCTTAATGGACTTGGATTAACAACAACCGACAAACAAGTATACGCAGCTGCATATACCATGCTAAACGTAAACAAAATATGTTTTATGAGTAACGCTAGAATTGCTGAAGTTGTTGAAGTTAAACCGAATACAGTAGCACATTCAATAAGCAAACTGGTTGATATGAATCTATTAAAAAGAAAACTTGTCTACAAAGAAGGAACAAAAGAAGTTGATAAAAGATATCTATATTTACCTGATACCCCGTTGGATGATAATACATTACCCCATGTATCAGAATACAATACCCCCTTGTATAAAAATACAAAACCCCATGTATCAGAATACAAGGATAATAGATTACTTAATAAATCAATTAATAGATTAAATAATAATATGTCGAGTTCTAACGAACACGACCATAGTGACGCAAAAGAAATAATTGCTTACTTGAATGATAAAGCTGATAAACACTTCAGAAACACACAATCTAATTACAAAACGATAGAAGCTAGACTTAAAGATTATTCAATTGATGATCTAAAGCGTGTCATTGATAACAAATGTTCTACATGGCTAAACACTGACATGGATAAATATTTGAGAATTGAGACATTGTTTAGAGCATCGAAGATTGATGGATATTTAAATGAAAAAGTAGATACAAGAAATACAGGTGGTGAGGTACATGGAATCGACTTCTAACATGTTTAATGATTTTTTAAACAAGCATACAACAGTTACTGATGAAAAATGTTCAAAGCATCATGTTAATAAGATTATTTTCGACGTTTCAAAAGGACAACCATTCTGTCCTATCTGCCAAAAAAACGAGCAAGAAACCAAAGAAAAAGAGTTAACGATTAAATATACGAACCAGATTAAAAAAAGGCGCACAAGTAAAGTTTTAGCTAAAGACAGCATTATGACTGACAGTGATCTAAAAGATGCTACTTTTGATAATTTTGAAGTTACTAATGACGAACAAAAACAAGCTTTACACATTGCTAAACAATCTGCTTATCAATATCTAAATAAAGATAATCAATTCAATACGCTACTTACTGGAGAACCTGGAAGAGGTAAATCCCACCTAGCTTTATCAATGTTAAAAGCAGTCAATAATACTACAGAAAAGCCTCAATCATGTTTGTTTGTATCAGTTGATGAGTTATTTAGAAGAATCAAGGATAGCTTTAATTATTCTGATAACAAATATTCGGAAGGAAATATGGTTAGATTGCTTACTAATGTTGATTTACTTGTTTTAGATGATTTAGGAAGTGAAGCAAGTATGAATAGAGATAAATCAGCTAGTGATTTCGTACAAAAGATTTTATTTGGAATCTTAAACGCAAGATCAAGAACAATCATCACTACTAATTTGAATGCTAAAGAGTTAGAAGCTATGTACAATCCAAAACTTGTATCAAGAATGGAAAAAGGTGTTCAAGGACACTTGATTAAATTTACAGAAAAGACTTCAGACAAAAGATTGGTGGACTTTTAAATGTATAAATTAAAGATTTTGAAAAATAACAAATGGCATTGGTTTAAAGGCAACATCTACAAGATTTCATTAGTCGAAAGTGAGGAACAAGCTAGCATTTTCACTGAAGATGAAATGAGATGGTTCAAGGTTAGTTATTTAGACAGTCCATATGATTTTGATTATGTAGTTTACGCATAAGGAGTTGCATCTATGAATAATTACACAAAATCTAAAATTATAAGAATTCTAGATGATATTGCAGATGACTTATCTGACTTTCAAGAATACTTTGAAAATCATCCAGATGTCGATTTAACTGATGAAGAAGAACGTGCAGAAGATGATGTTAAAGAACTAGATTTATTAATTAATTGGTTAGGAGAACAAGAATAATGAATATATACATTGTGAGAATTAAACAGAGAATGAAAGGTGTAAAGGTTCTGAACGATATTATGGGCGTTTACACAAGCGAAGACTCAGCATACGAATGTATTAGTGAAACAATTAAAAGTAATCCGTCTATTGAAGATGAAGCATACTTTGATATTGACTATATGATATTAGACGAACGAGCAGATGAAACCATTATATTTATTGGAGATTAACGAATGAAAAAAGAAGAACTAATTGACAAAATTAAAGCAAACAACCGACTGCTTAATGCAGTCGTACAAGAAATGTATCTAGATAATTCTTTAGATATTAGAACAAGAGATTATTATGCATCTAACGTTACATCGGTTAGAAAAAATAGCGATCAAATTATTGAAATCTTAAGTAAAGAAGGCATTGATTAATGACTATTTCAGAAATTATTCGTTGGCTTGTCTTAGGAAGCATATCAATTTTATTTATTTCAATTGTATTCAACCTAATCAAAGATGTAGTGGAAGATATTATTCTTCAATTTTACAGTTGCAAATATGAATACTACTCACAGATAAACAAAGACAAAAAAAGTGGTGATGATAATGACAAGTGAACATGATTACATCATTTCAACAATACAAAAGATAGAACACAAGTATGGTTCTATTGAAAATGCTCCGACTGATGATCCTGATTTAATTGAACTTCAAAGTAGAGATATTCTAGGCAATGAAGATGAAGAGATATACAAGGAAAGTGAACATGTTTATGCACACATTGGAGCTATCACGCCTGCAAAAATTCAAAAAAAGCATGGAACTTTGAATGAATTGATTTCAATTGAAATTGCTAAAAATCCAGATATTAAGTCATCGGAAATTGCTAAAAATATTGGTTCAAAACGTTCTAGCGTGCTTACTTGTATAACTAGAGCTCAACTAAGACATTCATATTATCAAGTGGTAGTTGATGACAAAGTACTAAGAGCAGCAACATTAGGTGAATTAATGAACAGTGTAACTAAGATGGGATATGAAACTAGTCCGAAAAAGTTTAAGAAACAATTTGGAGTAGATAAGCATATTTTTACTAGGGATGTTTATGTGAAGGAGTGATTAATTTGAAAGAATCACAAATGAAAATCATTCAAGAACTTGAAGAAGAATTTGGTACGATTTCAAAAGTTAGTGAAGACAATGAAAAATTAGTCGAATTAAGAAAGTCGTTTAATTCTAATAAAGCTGTAAATAAATCAGTAAAAAGAATTATTGATGACGTTCATAAATATGAGTTAAAACCAGATATTAGAACGAAGAATAATAGAATATTTGATATTGCTGAAATGGTAGCAAATGGATATACGAATTATGAAATTGCAATAGCTATGAAATTAACTGAACCACAAGTTATTGCCATTGTTGCAAGAAACCAATTACGCTTAAAACAATATGTATGGTCGGTTATTGATGGAAAAAAATTTACAGGTAAAACACAAAAGGTTTTAAAAAACATAATTCACAAAAAGACAAATATGTCTATGAAGAAAATAAATGCATTACCATACTATCAAGTTATTGCCACACGTAAAGTAGTTTTAGTTGGTGATGAATAATGCAAGAAACTGGATTTATTACTTCGTTTAATGATGATGAAATAACTATTAGGATTAAAGATTTATCTGATTGCCAACGTTATATGATCACAAATGCTGTTGGTTCTCAATCAACAATGTACTTTGATGATGGTAGGCATATAACTGTTGATCAAAGAAAAAAGATATTCGCATTGTTTAATGAAATTGCAGAATATCTAGGTTATACACAAGTTAATGTGGAAGAAATATTAAAGATTAGATTCATAGAGCAAATGGATAATCCAGTATGGTTTAGTTTTAGCAATTGCTCAATAGAAATAGCTAAACAATTCCTAGAATATGAGATAACGTTCTGCATTCAAAATGAGATACCTTTCAAGACGAAACTAATGGACGAGATACAACAGAGTTACGCCTTAAGATATCAACTTGTTATGCACAGAATATGCTTTGTATGTGGAAAAATGCATGCTGATTTAGATCATGTCAAGACTATTGGTTCGGGAAGAAATAGAAGGCATGTTAATCAAGCAGGAATGCAAGCATGGACATTATGTAGAATTCATCATACTGAAAGGCACAAAATCGGCGTTGAAAATATTGCAAGGAAGTATCAGATTAAACCAATTAAACTTACAAATGAAATGATAGACAAGCTAAATTTAGCTGATAAAGGGATGACTAAATAATGAAAGAAGCAGAAAGAAATAAAAGAGTAATATCTTCATTTAAACAATTCAATGAAACAGTTGAATTGATGGAAAACGATGAAATTAGCACAGTTATAGCTAGTTTGTTCATCGAACTTGAACGCCGTGGTGCTGATAGAAATAAATGTATGAAATCAATGAAAGAAAGCGCTATGAGAATATTGTCAGGAAATAAAGGAGATAACAAATGAAAATATATGTAGTAATGGACAATGATGATATTTATGGAACTTTTTCAACATTGGAAAAGGCCAAAGATTATGTTAGTGATTTAGTAAATTTAGAACGTTATAAATTTGGTGATAATGTAATCCCTTATTACTCAATTTCCAGCACTTTGTTAGATGATAATAAGATTGTTAATGGCCTATTCCCAAGCGCAAAATTTGAATGGGAAGTTTACGACGATGAAATAATGGCAGGAAAAAATGAATAGACAGACATTAATATCTAACCTTGCATGGCGTATACATGAGATTGCGAATTACCAGGCTGTTAAACAATATGAATTGAAATATGCAATCTTAGATGCTGAACCAGCAATCTATTATGGAATGTTATCAATTCCACGAGATAAATGGACGAAAGAAACTAAAGAATACATGGAAGCTTACGAAAGGATGAATAAATGATGCTTACTTATGACAGAATTGATAGGGATATATTAATTAAAAGAGCGACTGAATACTTACAAAACTATGAACTACAATATCAGTTATCTCAGAAACAACCAGGAACAATTGGTAGCCCAGATAGTGATGGAATGCCAAAGGGAAGTAAAATTGATAATCCTGCTGAGTACAGTATTGTTAATCACATTGGATCACAACAATATTGTGATTGTATAGAACAGGCAATTGATAATTTAAGGCCTTCATTTAAGGCATTACTTTATAATAAGTATATTGACATTGATAAGTTTAAAAGAGTGCCTGAATGGGAAAATCTTGGAATAAGTAAGGCTACTTATTATAAATATTTGAATGAGGCAAAATATTGGTTTGGCATATCATGCAGTTTGATTGAAATTCCTTTAAAATAGACAAAATTAAGACTAATTTAAACTGATTTAAGACCATAAAAAAACTAAAAAGACTATAATTGGTATAGTAAGAAAATTATATATAAATGATTGTCTTACAGTTTGACACTTCAAAAAAAGCTATTGGCTGAAAGCGGTTCGAATCCGTTTTTAGTTTTTGCTACCTCGATGGTAGCTTCCGGGGAATCTAGTGATATGTTGCTACTAGGTAAGTATGATTACATGACTAGCGTCATTCCAGGTTTGATTCCTGGATTACCAATTGCCTGCATCAATAACAGGCGGAACTTTGAGAAATATACAACATTCTTTTAACCACAGAAATGTGGTTTTTTGGTGGAATTGAGTAATGTAACTCGTTTACTTATGTAAAAGATGATAGTTCAAACCTATCTTCCACAATTGCCACAAGGCAAAAATAATAATTTATTTGGGACGAAATATGTATGAACAACCAATATGTAAGATCTTTCCTTTTGATTTATAAACAACACCTGAATAAATTGTTATAGAGAGCTATGATAACGATAGTTCTCTTGAAAACGTTCTGTAGTTTAATGAGTAAAACACTCTGTAGTTATATACAGCGCTCGCTTGTGCAAATCAAGCCAGAACGATAACCTCCGCGGCTGCTGCAATATTTGCAGTATGGAGGCGATTTAATTGAATAAAGTACAGTTACAAAAAGGTGACTGCATTAAGTTAATGCATGAGTTGCCAGATAAATCAGTTGATATGATTCTATGTGATCTACCGTATGGAATTACTAATCATAAATGGGATAGTATTATTCCTTATGATGATTTGTGGGCAGAGTATGAACGTATTATCAAAGACAATGGAGCAATCGTGTTGTTTGGTGCTGAACCATTTTCCACGAAGTTGCGAATGAGTAACATGAAACTATATCGTTATGATTGGGTATGGTTGAAATCACGAGCAACACTTTTCCAGATGTCACATAAAAGACCGATGAATAAGCACGAATTGATTTCAGTTTTTTATAAACATTTACCTACATACAATCCACAAATGAGTAAAGGTAAACCATATAAGACAAATGGCAGAAGAGAAAGAAAGGCGAGTGGCTTTTTAAGTAGTGGAATGGTAAACATACCACGTAACAATAAGGGAACACGTTATCCAACCACAATTCTTGATTTTCCTAATTCTAATGCTAAGAGATATCATCCAACTGAAAAGCCGATTAATATATTGAGCTACTTGATCAAGACATACACTAATGAAAATGAGGTCGTGTTAGATAATTGCATGGGTTCAGGTTCAACTGGTGTGGCATGTGTTCGTAACAATCGTAAATTCATTGGATTTGAATTGAATGGACATTATTTTGATGTAGCACAGAAAAGAATTAACAATGAACTAGACAGTCTATAATGGCTGTCTTTTTTAATGCTTGTTTAGCTCATCTGGCAGAGCACATGTCTTGTAAACATGAGGTGGTAAGTTCGAGTCTTACAACAAGCATATAAATATATATAAGGGATGTGATGATTTGATTGGACCACTAAGTAATCCTGAAGATGATTGGATTCAAAGTTTAGATGATGCTGAATACATTAATGAACATGCTAATGAAGTATTGTTTTATGTACAGCATAATGTAAAGAGCAAGAAGAAACGTATTAAGGTGTTACGTAAGGCGTTATATGACGAAAGTAAAAACGTTAAGGCTGAATAATGTAACACGTAACAATGTAACGTTACATAAGACTAGATGAAAGGAGAGTGTTATCGGGTGCTATGGCAGACTGGAAAGCGATTAAGAAAGATTATGAATCTGGTATTGGATATAAAGACTTAGCATTAAAGTATGGTGTTAAAGCAACAACCATTAGAGTTCATCGTTCACGTGGTAAGTGGCAAGTTGATCCAGAAATTGCAAAGGAACTAGAGAAACAAGCTGCTAAAGATGATGTAACAGATGTAACGCCTAAACCTAAAAGTGTAACGGAAAAACGTAACGCTGTTACAAATAAGAACGTTACAGATAAAGTTACAAGTAATGAAACGCTTAATGATAAGCAGAAACGATTTGTTCTACTGTACTTGCAGTATTACAATGCGACAAAAGCTTATCAAGAGGCGTTTGGTTGTTCATATGAAACGGCTAGAACGAACGGTTCAGCGTTACTCGCAAAGACTAACGTAAAGCGATTATTGGAAGAATGCAAAGAAGAAATGGCGAATACAATGGTCGCAAATGCACAAGATGTTATTAACGATATGCTTAAGCTAAGCCGTACTGATATATCTGATTATGTAACGATTGATATTCAAAAGGTTTATTCAAAGAGAACCAAAAACGCTGATGGAACAAGACATTATTATTATACTGTTGATGTTATTCCAAAAGACTTTGATTCAATTGATACAAGCGGCATTAAATCGATTTCAAGTAGTGACAATGGATTTAAGCTAGATATGTATGACAAAACTGCAATGCTTAAAGAACTAGTTAAAATCTTACCTGAACGTAAGACTGATGCTAAGTACGATCCATTGATACAAGCAATTAGAAAATCAGTTGAGAATGGCAAAGATGAAATTGACGAAAGTGAGATTGAAGAATGATTAAATAAATATTAATATTATTATAAAATTAAATATATGAGGAGATGTTGTTTTGAAAAAGTTTAATTTTGTAATAATTATTATTTTATTTTTTTTAGAATTAATTAGTATATATGGATATTTTCAAGGTTATTTGTTTAGTTCGTTTACAATAGCTTTTTGTTCAATTATTTCTGTATGCACTCTATTATTATATTCTCAGGATACTAAAAAACATGGTAATATTTTATTCTATGCTTGCGATTCGAACGAAAAATGTTATTACAAGCTAGTTAATATGAGTGTGCAAAAAAGAAAAGATTTTATGAAAAATATAAATATGTTTTTGCGCTTAAATATAATTAATTATATTGTTATTTTGGTTATATCCATTCTTTATGCATTTTTAATTAAACATTTTGGAAGATATATTGAATACCATAATAATCAAGGAATATATGACGTTGGTACGTCTTTTTTTTGCGTTTCTATATTATTTTTAGCTTTTTACTTGAGTCTAAGAATTAATATTAAAAAATTTAAGTATGTTTTTTTGAAATATTTCAATAGCGAAACGTATTATGTTGAACAAGATTTTGATGCTAAAGATAATAATGAAAAGAAATTTTTGTCAAAAAAATCATTTAAAAAAATAAAGAATACATTTGGTCCGATTTTACTGCTTATATATCCTTTTGCGGTTATATTTTCTAATATCAGAAAATATCCTATGACACTTTCATTGCTAGGTATTGTACTATTTATTTTTGCTTATATTTTAATATCATTCAAAGATGAGTTTATTTTTTTTACGAATCCAAATATAGAAAGTTTTAAAAATCTTTTTAAAACTCGTTCTATGAAAAATAAAACTAGAATAATTTCTTATTCCCTAGATGAATTTATTAAAAAAATTGATAAATTTGGACTAATTGATACACTTAAATTATCTTTAATTTTGATTTCAGGTATAAGAATATTGACATTGTTGCTTAATGAAAACAAAAAAGACTTATTAAATTTTGATTTCATAAGTTCAGCAAGTATTATAATTTGTATTTCTTTAATTTTTTATATTTACAAAGTAAATTTTGTAAATAAATGTAGGATAATTATAAAATTACAAGATGAAAATCAAAGCCATAAGCATTAAGCTTGTGGCTTTTTTAGTACATAAAATTAATTGAAAGGAAGTGATATCCATGGCAGTTGAATACACACCACCATCAGCTAAACAAATGTTTATTCTTAAATGGTCGTTCGATCCAAAGTGGAAGAATAAGAATGCATTCATTGCTGACGGTTCTATCCGTACAGGTAAGACCATGTGGATGTCACAAGCTTTCATTTATTGGGCTATGAGCCACTTTGACGGAATGGACTTTATCATTGCAGGTAAAACGATTGCATCACTAAAACGTAACGTTATTAAGCCACTAGAGAATTACTTACGTCCTCGTGGTTATAACATCATCGAACGTCAATCAGATAACAAGATGATTATCAATTATGGTGGAGTTACAAATACATTCTATTGGTTCGGTGGTAAAGATGAATCAAGTCAAGACCTTGTACAAGGGTTAACAGCAGCAGGTTGTTACTTTGATGAAGTAGCACTTATGCCAGAGTCATTTGTTAACCAAGCTACTGGACGTTGCTTATCAGTTGAAGGACATAAGTATTGGTTTAACTGTAACCCATCTAATCCTTATCACTGGTTTAAACGTCACTGGATTGATGATCTAAAGAGTAAAAAGGCTATTAGGCTACGTTTTAGCATGAACGACAACCCGATATTAACTCAACAGATGATAGATGATGCATCTGCAATGTACTCAGGAGCGTTCTACAAGCGCTTTATTTTAGGCGAATGGGTATCAGCCGATGGACTTGTTTATAGTAACTTCGATGAAGAAACTATGATAAGGGATGTTCCAAATGGTGTAAGCATTACAACGTATATCGTTAGTGCCGATTATGGTATCTATCATCCAATGGTATTCATATTATGGGGAAAAGGTACTGACGGTGTTTGGTACGCCTTAGACACGTATTATTACGATGGTGAAGAACACCAATTGCAAAAGACTGATGAGCAATATGCTGATGATTTTGTCCATTTCCTACACGGTATTAAGCCACAAGGGATAATCATGGACCCGTCAGCAAGTTCAATGATTAAAGCGTTGCAAATGCGTGGATATAAAGTTGTTAAAGCAAATAATGATGTTAACAATGGTATTCGTGTAACCCAACTGCGTATGGATGATGGTTCAATTAAGTTTACGAACAAGATGCAACCGTTATTTAAAGAATTAAAAACGTACTCATGGGATGACAAAGCAGCCGAAAAAGGCAAAGACCAAGTAATTAAAAAATTCGATCATGAGTGCGATGCAATGAGGTATTTTTGCATGAAAGTATTAAGACCAAAAGATGATAAAACAAATGGAGTACAAATGTACAAAGACTTTTAAAGGAGGTAAACAATGGAAACTATCAACGGTAAGCTTGTTAAGAATTTACAAGATTATATTTTAACTGGTAGCACATTCCAAAGTGCTAATGGATTTGCGATGACTGATAATGATGACCAGATTGTTGCGGACGGTGGGAATGTTTATATTGATGACAGTGATGTTTATCATACAACGTTAACTAAAGAACAGTTACTTGCTGACCCAAGCATTATTGAAAACATTGCTAATTATCATGAAGAAAACATTGTTCCTAAATATCGTATTAAACGAGATTATTACAAGGGACGTCATCATACAATTATGCAAAAGCCAGATACACCACTTGGCAAACCTGATAATCGTTTGATTGTTAATTTGCCTAAGAAATTAACTGATACATTCAATGGTTTCTTTATTGGTGATCCAATTCAAATTAGATATGTAGATAACACAAACCAAGATGAATCTGATAAGACCAACGAAGAGATTTCTAATTGGATGAATGATGTTAACTTCACAGATAAGGCGAGTGAGTATGCTAAGACGGCAGATATTTACGGTAGAGCATACTTTAGAGCATTTGATACTGCTGATTCAATTGACATTGCCGTATTAAGTCCTAGAGATACATTGATTGTTTATGACAACACACCATTAAATAACCCAGTAATTGCTATTAATTATTCCACTAATGGAATTAATAATGATATCTGGGTTATGGATGACGTAGCAGATTATCACTTTAGTGGTTCAAAAGGTAATTTAAACATGGTTAACATTCAAGAAACAGAAGATGGACAACCAAACATTCTTAATGATGAGAACATCCATTCATTTAAAGGTTTCCCAGTATTTGAATTACCCGAAAACGATGAACGTGTTGGTATCTTTGACAACGTCTTAAGTTTGATTGATGCTGCTGATGAAATCTTATCTAGCAAAGCTAACGATATCAATTCAATCTCAAATGGTATCTTAGTTGTAACTGGAGCAAAGCTTACTGATGACCAAATTACAAATGTTAAGACAATGCACGTGCTAAATCTATTCAAAGATGAATCTGATGCATTATCTGATGATAGCAAAGAAACTCCTAATGCTTATTATGTAACTCCAGATATTAATGACGACATGCAAGAACATATGCTTGATAGAACAATCGAACAAGTATATCAAAATGCTCAAGTAGTTAATATGAATGACAGCAAGTTCGGTCAATCTGCTAGTGCTATTAGTGGTATTGCATTGAAACAACGTTATCAAGATATGATGAGTAAAGCAGAAACAAAGGCATCTAAGATGGATAGCAGCTTAAGAGCGTTATTCGGATGCTTATTTAGTAAGTTAAAGGTTAATGCCAACGTTCAAAACATTGAGTTTAACCATAAACAATCAATTCCTAAGAACGTTCTTGAAGAAGCTCAAACAGTTCAAGCATTAGATGGACAAGTAACTAATGAAACTAAGCTATCAGCATTATCATTAGTAAAGGACACTCATGCCGAAGTACAAAACTGGTTGAACGAACAAGAACAAGGCGTTCAAAATGTTAAAGACATTGTAAATAATGCAATTAAGAACGCAGGTTCTGATAATAACGGTGGTGATAGCGATGATAACTCAAACAACAGTGAAGAAACGGATTAATCAGTTAGTTGATCAAGATAATTCGGACGAAAAACATTTCGATGCATATTATGATGCTGCATTGTTGTTCATTCGTGACCACTTAACACAGTTCTATAATCATTATGCTAAAGAGAATAATCTAAGCATTGCTGAGACACGTTCTATGGTTGATAAATGGGGTATTAATCAATGGAAACAAGCTATCTTGCAGTGTGATGCGTCTAACTGGGGCAATAATGCCACTGACAGAGTTAAAGCTTACACTGCATTAGCATATCAACGAAGATATCAGTTAATGTTTGCATTAATTGGATTAGGTATTGTCGATATGACTTCCAAGATTGAAAAATTTACTCAACAGAATTTGGTTCGTGATATTAGTAGCCAAACAAAGTGGTTACATAGCACTATGAAATTCAACTTTAATCAAGGCAATGTACAAACGATTGTTAACAACAGCGAGAACTCATCTGTTTGGTCTGATAGATTATGGATGAAATCAGATGACCTCGCTAGTGATGTACAAAAGTTAGTTAATAAACATTTAAGGCATGGGATGACGTTAGATGATTTAAATCAAACATTATCAAAGCATGTTAACGCAAAGCAATTTAAGCCTAATCAGAATATATCTGACAGGATTAGCGTTGCTGAATTTAATGCACGTAGATTAGTCCAGACAGAAAGCTCACGGGTGGTTAATCAAGTTAACTTAGCAACGTTTAAACAGTTAGGCGGTAAACAAGTTGATGTCGTTAATCAACCAGGAGCATGTAATAAATGTGCGAGTGTTGCTGACAATGGACCATATGATATTTCAGATGTTCCAGATATCCCAGGCGACACACATCCATTTTGTAGATGTTTCTATGTAATGGTTAATCGTTTAAATAAAGTAACAAGTTAAGTCTTAACAATCGTTAAGGCTTTTTATTTTACCCATTTTTACGACCAAGCATTGAAGTCGTCATAAAAGCTATGGATAGGTGCAAGCATTGATCCACCATTAAAAGCTATGGAAAGGAGTTTTTATTATGTTAAATAAGCATACTTTACCTATGCGACTACAATTCTTTGCTGACGAAGGAGGAGAAGGAACGGATAATACTGAACCTAAAGAAATTCCGGCAGAATACAACGACCTTGTTAATTCAATTGTCAAGAAATCAAACGCCAAGTATTTAAAGCAAATTGATTCTTTGAATGCAACCATTGATTCTAGCAAAACAAAAGTTGATTCATTATCTGCAGAAGTCGAAAAACTAAAGACAAATGGTATGGGTGATGATGAAAAACAATCATACCAAATGAAGAAACTTCAAGATGAATTGAATGGTTTGAAAGAAAAGAACAAGTCTTTAAATTCTGAATTAATTACAGGACAAATTAGAAACAAGGTTTTAAAGCGTTCTAACGAAGATAAGTTGAACCTAACTGATGATCAACTTTCATTGATTGTTTCTGATAACGAAGATGAAACATTTAAGAAATACGACCAATTGAAGTCAATCGTTGACGCATCAATTAGCTCAATCAAACAAAAGGTTCAAGTTCCTAATACCACAAGTCACTTAGATGACAGTCAAAAGACAAAAGAACTTGTGGACACTTTTAAAGGCTCAAAGTTTAGTTTGAAAGACATTAAATAATAGGAGGCATATATTATGCAATTTAGAGACATTTTAAGTCCAGATGACGCAATCCTTGTTAAAGAAGATCAAGCGGTTGCATTTACCGTTGCTGTTGATGACCCATCTGCACAAGCAGATACTGACGGCAACAAGTTTATCGAAGCGGGTACATGGTTAACTGCATCTACAGATGTATTACTTGGTGACCGCAAGCAAGTTATGACACCAACTACTGATGCAAGTAAGGCACAAGGCGTTCTATTACATCGTGCAAACGTAAATAACGGTCAAGTAGACGGTGCTTTAGTTGTTGCAGGTGTTATTAACCGTGCAATGATTGAAACTGCCACAAAGGCAAAATACTACAGTGACGACCAGTTACACAACTTAGTTAAGTCATTACCAAAAATTACTGTAATCGATAGATAGGAGAGATATAAATGCCAACAGAACTACAAAACATTGCAAGTCCACAAGCAGTTGCTGCTGTATGGAACACAAATGTAAATGAACAACCAACTTACCTATACCAAGTACTTCTAGATGATGAAGTTGTTAACGGTACTGCTGTTAACGTTGTATTTGGTAAAAATGATGGTCTATCAGTACTAGATATGGTTACTGAAGACGCAAGTTCAACTAGAATGAAGAATCAAGGATTCCGCGAAGCTACTTACAAGCTAAACCAATTCAAGAAACACATGCTAGTTGATGAACGTACAAGACGTGCAGTTAACGATGCATTAGCTCGTGCAACTTCACAATACGAACAACAAGCAGTCGTACGTACACAATTACAAGACGCACTTAAGTTATTTAACAACGCAAGTGTTACTCGTGAATACCTATTTACTGAAGGTCTAGTAAACGGAAAGATTGACTTCAGCAAATATCCAAATGCATCATCAAATGAAATTGTTGATTTCTTCTACTCACAAGACCAATTCACAACTGTTGATAAGGACTGGGGAACAAAAGACTCAACTCCTACAGATGATGTAAATGTATTTACTCAAAACTTAAGCAACAAATTAGGTGTTGGATTTAACACTGCAATCATGAACCAAAGAACTTACAACAAGTTAATTCATTCAGGACAAATCACCAACACATTAGGTCTTGGAACTAATTCAAATAACGTTGCTACATCAAACGCTCAAGCTGAATCAATCTTCAAAGATGCAACTGGATTAGACATCATGGTCTACGACAAATCAGTTGGTGGTAAGAAATTCATTCCAGACGGCAAGGTTGTACTTGTACCATCTGAAAAGATTGGTTCAATGGCTCACACTGAAACTCAAGAACAAATGGGATTAGCAGGTAATGCAGGTTACGACGTAGCAACAACTACTGACGGTATTACTGTTACAACATCTGTAATTGATGACCCAGTTGGTGTTAAGTACCAAGTTTCAGAAGTATTCCTACCATTAATCAAGGCATCAAACAATGTTGGTGTTATGACTGTTTTAACTGGTAACGATAACGGCGCTAAGGATGTTACTCCTGCATCAACTACAACTGATAATTCAGCAAGTAACTCAACTGATAGCAAAGGTGGTAAATAATAATGAAATACACAGTACAAGCAAATGATGAAGAATATGCAGTTGCTACTAAGTACGGTGTTTCAGTTGGTAACCTACGTAAAGCAAATGAAAAGCTACCTCAACCTTATTTGGTTGAAGGTCGTGTAATTGAAGTTCCAACAGATGCACCTGCTGCTTCAGCAAGCTACTCATCAAACTATTCAACATCAAGTTACACAAGCAAGTCTTCTGATGATAAAGCAGACGACAAAGAATAAAGGTGATTTATATGAATGAAGATATCAAAGCAGCAGTTAAGAACAATTTAACAACAAATTATTCACAACTGTTTGATGATCCTAATGCTACAAAGCAATTAGATTTCTTTATTCAACGAGCAAATATTAAAGTTAGCAAATATAATGTTTTGGATAAAGATAACAAGATTATGCTGTTAACTCTTTATACTGCTTATTTAATTAAATCCAATCAAGAATCCGATGGTGTTGCTACCACAATTAAAGCAGATGTTTTCCAAGTGGGGATGTCAGCTAATGAGAATGGTAGTAAGGCATATCTAAACGATTTTATGAGTTTACTAAATGACCTAAACTTAGGCGGTTGGGGCGTTAAAACGTTTTGAGTTCGGACTTTGATTACTTAACTCAAGGAATTAAAGAGGTTGAAAACTTAAATAAGCACCGTGTTTTTGTTGGATCATTGCTTGCTACGGGTAATCGTACGGTTGAATACAATCAAATGATTGCTGAAGTGCAAAATAACGGTGCAGTTATTCATCCAGTAACAAGACAATGGTTAACAATACCAATGCCTATTGCAGGTAAACGCACAGCTAGAGAGATTAATGGACTGTTTTGGCATGTTGCTAAATCAGGACAAAAGACGCTAGCAAGAAATGAAAATGGTAAGTTGGTAGTTTACTTCTTATTAACTAAAGAAGTTAAATTACCTGCTAGACCATTCATTGATGTAACTGCTTCTAAAAACGTCAATAAAATAGCAAATATGGTTGCTAATGGCGTTGTAGATATCTATCTGCATAAAACAACAGCAGGTCAAATATTCGACAAGATAGGTAAATTTTTAAGCGTTGAAATGAAACGTGAAATGGTGGCAACTAACGAACCAATGAATGCAAAGATTACACAGAACAATAAAGGGTTTAATAATCCTTTACTTGATACTGGTGCTTTGCAACGTTCAATAACATGGGTGGTGATTTAATGGACGCAGTAGCAAAGAGAACGTTTAATACAGCCTTAAATAGACTATATAGGATATTTAAAGTTGAGTTAGCATATAAGACAACTCAAGAAGTTGAAAGCTCATCTGATGATGGTTTTGGCGATATTGGGAATAATTATGCTGAAAGTGATTGGATTACAACATGTGAACCAATCATTCCAACTGGAACTTCTGCTTCTAGTTCATTAGGTAATACATTGAACATGTTATCTGGTGGTTCAGTTGAAGACTATTCATATGAATGGATATCTAAAATAGATTTACCTTTAAAAACACGAGTTAAATATAAAGATAAACAGTTATCAATTGCAAAGAAGTCTGACTATAGCGATATAGCAAGCTTTTTTGTTTACCAATTACAAGATAGGAGTGATCACAATGGCTAGAAATATCTATCAAGCTAAAACGTTTGATTGGTCTGGTTTATATGGACAAATAAGACATTTGATTGAAGATATTACTGGCTTGGATGGTAAGCACGTCATTATGGATTACACCAGTAATGAATTGCCAAGTTATCCATATGTGACCATTTCATCTGTAAACAAAACAGCAGAAGTTGCTAACAGTTTGCATTCACGTGAAAAAGAAATTGCAGACTATCTTATTCAAATCACATGTTATTCAGATAACGGGAATGAAACATTAATGATGGCAGATGATATTGCCACTTTATTGTTTGACCCGCAATATAAATCTACTTTTCATCAGTATGGTGCAGTTTTAAAAGAATGTGACTATACTTCTGGCTCTACAAATGATTTTGCAGGACTTTTTAACGTATCAGCACGTTCTTTATCAATGAAACTAACACTATATCGTAACTATCAATCTAAAGTTGAAAAAATTAACGGTCTAGATGGACTAAACAAACAATAGGAGGCTTTTAAATTGGCAAGAGTACAAACAATATCTCCAATTCAAATTGTAACTAATTACGAACGACCTGTTTTAGATCCAGGAATGGCAGGAGTAATGCTATTAGTTGCAGGAAATGCAGAAACATTTCAATCATATACTTCAATTCAATCAGTAATTAATGATTACCAACCTGGCACAGCGGTTTACGACCAAGCAGATGCTTACTTTGGCAATGCAAATTCACCATTGTTCCAAGTTTTAACTTACAAGCAAGGTGATACAACATCATTAACTAACCAAATCACTAAATACTACTACGCAGGTGCTCAATACTTCTTATTCCACTCAGTAGTAGATACATTATCTGGTAGTGACGTTACTAACGTACAAACTGCAGTATCAACAATCTCAAACTTTGTTGAACAACAAGATAACAAGGAAGTAGTTTTTGATTTTGCTTATTCTGATGAAAGCAAACTAGCTGACTTTGTTAAAGCAACAAACATTGCAGGTAACAAGGCAACATTTGTAGTTGCTAAACCATTAGTAAATGGCAAAGATGAATACTTCGGTGCTCACTTCTTAGCTGATTATGCAAATGCAAAGCTTGGTAAGTCAGCAACATTCGTTAACCAATTAAACGGTGTTACACCACAAGATAAGTATGAATTTGGCGTTTCTGACGTTGAAAAATACTTCAAACCAAATCACATTGCAACATATGCTTATCGTGCAGGTACACCAATGTTAACTTCAGGTGTTACTCAATCTGGTGACCAACTACAAGCAATTGTTATCCGTGATGCAATTACTAAACGTGTATCAGCAAGCTTAAACAACTTGTTCCTACAAAACGATGGTCGTATCACATATGACGATGCGGGTATCTCATTATTTAACTCAACTATCTATGCAGAATTAAAAGATTTTGCTGACAAAGATTACATCGATCCTAACTTCACTATTGCAGCAGTTAAGGCATCTGATGTTTCAGATAGTAAGAAAGCATCAGGAGTATTAACTGGTATGAGTTACAAGTACCGTCCAGTTAACACAATTGATTCAGCAACACTAAGTCAAACTGTGGTTCTTCCACAAGTTGAAGGATAGGGGGAAATATAATGGCAAGTTTAAGTTCAGTAGCTACAGATAAGAAGTGGGATGTTAACGATATTGTTATCTCAATTGATGGTATCGTACCTGATATTTATGCATCAGGTGATGTGTTCACACTTGAATATGACCAAGACCACATTACTATTTCATCTGATGTTTATGGTAATGGTATTCGTATCATTAACCACAATGGACAAGCTACATTAACAGTTAACGTATCTCGTTTATCAAACATTTACGCAAAGATGATGGCAGCTGACCAAGCATACTACGATGCTCAACATACCATCACAATCACAACACCAGTAGAACGTATTACTACTACAACAGCTTCTATTCAAAAGAAGCCTAATATCTCTGCAGGTAACGAAGCACCAAACGCATCAATTGCATTCAAGTGCATTAATGCAGATGCTTCAGCAGTTTAATCTTAATTAAAAAATAAGGGGAAATTATCATGGCAGAATTCTTAAATTCAGAAAGTTCAGAAATTCAATCAAGTTCAGCAGAAGTACAATCATCTGCTGTTGCAGAAAGTGCGGTTGCATCAAGTTCAGCATCTACTGATGTTGACACTTCACATATGCCTTTGGAAAAACGCACAAAGGTAACTGATGTTGATAGCCGTACTCGTGATTTAGAAATCACTGAAAAAGATGGAACAAAAATTAAAGTTCAAATCACATCACCTTCACTTCGTGATGCAGAAACTATTGACGCTAAGCGTTCAGTAGTTGTTGAAGAAGATGGAGAAACTTCACTTGTTCTAACACCTGCTAAGTTCCACGAAGCATTATTTAAGATTTTCAACAACAACTCATTACTAATCAACGACAAGGTTACTGATGATGTAATTGGTTGGGACTTCTTTGAAAAACATGCGAAGGAAACTTACAACTGGTTCATGGAACAAGCTGAAACGTTTCTTACAGATTAGTTTAAAGACTTTATCTGAAAGAGCCGTAAAGTTCTATATCAATAATGACAGTAATGCCAATATTATGTGGAATGCATTTATTAATGGAGCAACAACTATTGATGCTGAAAAGATATCAAATATGAATGCTCCAGAATTGTCTGTATTTGTGTATGCAATGAAAAAGAGAATTGAAAGTCAAAGAAATCTATATAGCGGTATGTTAGGAGGTGTTTAGATGGCTGATGTATCAAGAAGAGCGACAATTGAGATTCCAGTTAAGGTAGACCAGAAAGCAATTGATTCTTTTAATAAAGCACTAACTAAGATGACCAAGTCTGGCGGTAATGTTCAAAAGACAATGAATGGTTTATCAAAACAACTTGATAGCTTTACAAAATCATCATCTGATTTTGCTAAGAATTATAAGAGTACATTTGATAAAGTTAGCGAATCGAATAAACAAGCACTTGAATCAAGCAGAAAGTTTACCAATCAAGCAGTATCTGGGAATAATAGAGTTACCAAGTCGATTGAAAAGATGAAAGCGATTGATGATAGTGCAACAAAATCATCAACATCTAACACCAATACACGTACTGATAACAATAATAGATTATCTAGATCACAATCTAAATTAACTGAAAAAATTGGTGTATCAGCAAACAGAATGAAAAAATTGAATTCTATTGGTGAATCATTTTTATCAATTGGTAGATCAATGACGTTAGTTACATTTGGGTTGGGTGCTGCTTTTTTAAACGGTTCTAAAAAAGCAATTGCTTTGCAGAATCAATATGTGAAAATTAAAGGTTTAGCAGTTACTAGTGGAGAAAAGCAAGTAGAAGCACAACATAATGTTAATAAGATGCGTCAACAAGGAGTCGACCTTTCACTAAAATATGGTGTATCACAAGAAAAGATTGGTGCAGGATATGAAGAATTGATTAGACGTGGTTATTCAACTAACCAAACTCTAGCAACTCAAAAACAATTCCTACAAGCTTCAATTGCATCTGGTGATGACTATACAGATGTTGTTCACAATGCCACGTCTGCAATTGAGTCTTTTGGTCTTAAGACTGATAATTCAAACAAAATGGCGGCTAATACTAAAAAGGTATTAAACCAAATGGCATATGCTGCTGATTTAACTGCTACTGACTTTAGTGGTATGGGTGAAGCGTTAAAATACGTTGGTGCTACAGCTCATAATGCTAATCAGTCAATTGCTGAAACATCTAGTGCAATTGGTATCCTAAGTAATAATGGTATCGATGCGAGCCAAGCTGGTACTGGATTAAGACAGGTATTAAGTAGATTGGTTGCTCCTAAAAAAGGAGCATCTCAAAACGTTTTAAAGCAACTCGGATTATCTGCACAAGATTTTAGGGATGCTAAAGGAAACTTATTACCATTGCAAGATGTATTTAGTAAATTGAATGACAAGATGAAAGGCATGTCTAGTACAGATAGAGGTGCTATTTTTAATGCTTTGTTCGGACAAACTGGACAACAAGCAGCAACTATCTTGTCAAACAATGTTAAGCAGTTAAAAGAGTTAAATGGACAAGTTGAGAAATCACAAAATCAAAATCATGGTAAAGGATATATAGCTGAGTTATCTGCTAAGAATTCAAAAACAGCACAGGTTCAAATGAATAGATTTAAGCAAGCTATTAATGAATTACAAATAACTTTTGCTAATGAATTACTTCCAACGTTTTCTAAACTTTCTAATGGGATGAGTGACTTAATTGCTAAATTAGCAGCTGCACCTGGTTGGTTAAAGAAGGTTGTTGCTTATGGAACAGTTTTTGTTGCGGGAATAGCACCTGTATCTCTCGTAGTTGGATCGTTAACTAAAAGTTTCGGAGCTATTGGATTAGCAATTGGGAAACTACGTAAGATGTTCACTGAACCTGTTTCTAAAACTATGGGTAATTCTATGGTTCAAGAATCAGGAAAGATGAGAACTGCTAGTGAAATTGCAGGTTCTGGTAATTCATCAAGTGGATTAGGTGATGGCTTACAAATGTCACGAGTTGAACGTAATGGTAGAAATATCAGTAAGATGACTAAATTTAAGTCAATCTTTGGCGGTGTTGAAAAGACAGGAACTCGATTTGGTAAGGTTGGTAGCTTTGCTAAAATTGGTGGAACTGTTGCTCAAGACGCCACAAGAGTTGGAAGATTTGGTGGATTAACTCGTGGATTAGGAATGTTAGGTTCAAAAATACCATATCTTGATATTGCTGTTGCAGGTAGTCAGCTAATTGGTATGAACCATAAGAATGCAGGATCTAAAATTGGCTCAGCGGGTGGAATGCTCGGTGGAACACTTGGGGGTTCAGCATTAGGTGCTTCTATTGGTTCAGTTGTTCCAGGAATTGGAACTGCTGTCGGCGGATTTGCAGGTGGAGCTATTGGTGGTATTGCTGGTAGTTCTGCAGGTAAATGGATTGGAAAGAAAATTCAAGCATCAATTCCTAACTTGAAAAAGTTGTTTCCAAAGGGAGCATTTAAACCATTTACAAGTGCATGGAATGCTGCTAAAAGTACTTTTAAATCAATTAAGAATACATTTAGTGGGACATTTAAAGCTATTAAAAAATCATTTAAGCCAGTTACTAATGGTTGGCATTATATGATGAAAGCTTTCCAATCAAAGCAAGGTAGAAAGAACATTAATAGCCTTGTAAGTGTGTTCAAGTATCTATACAACCAAGCAAAGCCAATCTTTAAGGGCTTATCTGTTGTATTTAAAGCAGCAATGAGCATTATTAAAGCAGTTGCAAAAGGTGTAGGAGCATTCCTAAAGAGCCTATTTAAAGGTGTCTTTAAAATTATTGGAAATGTATTTAAAGCATTTGCTGATGTATTTACAGGAAATTGGAAACATCTCGGTAAAGACCTTAAAGGTATCGTTGGCGGAGTTGTTGATATCCTAAAAGCGCCATTTAAGGGACTAGGTGCTTTCTTCGGAAGTATCTGGAAAGATATAAAGGGAGCATTTACATCTGGCTTAAATGCTGTCGTAGGTTTCTTAAATGGTGGAATTAAAGGTATTAACAAGTTGCTAAGCTATGTAGGTGGTTCAGGTCATACAATTCCAACTATTAAATTTGCTTCTGGAACTTCTGGCTCAAAGCAAATTACAAAAGGCACACATGCTATGTTAAATGATGGTCATGATAGCCCAGAAACTGGTAACAAAGAACTCGCAATTCTACCTAACGGAAAAGCATTTATACCACAACAACGTAACTGGACAGGTTGGTTACCTGCAGGAACTCAAATCTTGAATGCTAAGGAAACTAAAGCCTTTATGAATTCACAAGGCATTGAACATTATGCAGGTGGAGGCATTATTGGTGGAATTGAAAGTTTCGCTAGTTCAGCAGGTAAGAAAATTAAATCTTTTGCAGGTTCTGCAGTTAAGGTAGCTAAATCAATTGGTGGAAAAGTTGTTGATGATGCCGAGGCTATTGGTAACGCAATTGCTCATCCTATCAAAACAGTTATGAATATGTTTGGTGGCTTTACTAGTAAGATTCCAATCATCAGCGATTTTGGTGGAGGAATTATTAATAAAGCTAAGGATCTAATTGCTAGTTGGTTTAAAAAAGAAACTGACGATGGTGGTAGTTCTAACCCAGATGGTTCTGGCGTACAAAGATGGAAACCATCCGTAATTAAAGCTTTAAGTGCTTTAGGATTAAGTACATCCGGCGATATGGTAAACAGGGTATTGAGACAAATCAATACTGAGTCTGGTGGTAATCCTAATGCAGTTGGTGGCACTGATGGATTAGCTGATGGTAGAGCAATGGGGTTAATGCAAGTTAAACCTGGAACTTTTGCTGCTTACGGTAAGCCAGGATTAGGTGGTTGGAATAATGGATATGCATCTATTTATGCAGGTCTAAATTATGCCAGACACCGTTATGGGGATAGCTTAAGCTTCTTAGGTAATGGACATGGATATGCAAATGGCGGTTGGAGTTCTCAACCTGCTATATTTGGAGAATATCCAGGACAACCTGAAGTAGCAATTAATCCAAAACGCAAATCAGCAGATAGATTAATTATGGAGGCTATTAGTGCAAGAGCTAAGTCAGATGGAACATCACCATTTGCTAAGTTAATGCAAAGTAAATCTGAAAAGACTAAACGTAATGGATTAGTTTCAATGGCTAATTCATTGATTAGCAAGTCAAGTCGTGGATTACAACAGCCGCAAATTAATATGAATGTTGAAATTAATATTAATGGTAATGCTGATTCAGCAACCGTTAACCAATTGCCAAGCAAGTTTCAACAAGCTGTAGAGCAAGTTTTCCAACGTATGGCACATAATACAATTGAAAAAATATAGAAAAAGAGCTAGTTGATTCTAGCTCTTTTCTTGTACATAAAAATAAATTAGGAGTGATATATATGACATTAGCTGAAAAGAAATTGAAAGAACAAATGGATAAACTAAATGCAAAAATCAAACATAGTAACTCACTTTTAAATAAATTAAAAAATAAAAAACAAACTAGTAAAGTAAAAAATTCAATCAAGATCCAACAGAAAAATATTCAAAATTATAAAAAGCAAATTGCTACATTAAAAGTAAATATGCAAAAAGCAAAGATTGATGAATTAAGAAGTAACACTTTAGAAAACATGAGAAAAAATCCAATGTTTTCCAATGATAAAGCAACCTTAATTCCTCAAAATCCTAATACAAATCAAAGCTATGTAATTCTATTTATGAAAACAGCTAATGCTGATACATCTCCACAAGTTAATACCAAAGCAGTAGAAAAAGGGATGAATCTATCAACTACCACTCAACAAGGTGCAAATACAATTTCATTTGAGGCAATAATTGGTGGTGGAGATATTGATCAGATGAATGAAGTTAAACGTGAGATTGGGAAATTAAGATACTGGTCTAACAACGGTGTTCCTTTGATATTCCATTCAAATAATTATAATTCCGAAAGTGTGCAAATTAGTGCATTTACCAACTCATATGAATTTACAGACGCAGGAACAGGAGTCAATTCAGCTAATGTATCTATCACTCTAACTGAGGCACAATTCTTTGATACAAATATCAAAACAAAAAAAGGAACAACAAAATATGTAGGTCATAAAGGTAATAAGAAGGGAACAAAAAGTAGCAAGGCAACAAATAAACATAGGTATGTAATTGCTAAATCTGGTGTTACTTATCTATCTGTTGCAAGGAGCAAACATGTTTCACTGGCACACGTTAGAAAGCTAAATAAATACGCTGATAGGTCAATTCCAATCGGAGCAAAGATTTATTATTAGGAGGTAATGCAATGTCAGTAAATGATTATATTGATATTAATTTAGATGATGTTCCAGTTCAATTTGATTACACCATTGATGGTATTGATTTTACTTTTTATCTTTACTACAACGAAATAAATGATAGTTACTATATTGATTTATTTGATGAAAATGGAGTTCAAATTGTTAATGGCGAAAAATTGATTTACGGTTATCCATTGTTCGGTTCAATTAATGATCCACGATTACCTTTAATTAATATCGTACCAATGGATGAACAAGGTAACGAAACTGAAGTTAGTAAGCTTAACTTTACTAATACAGTTCAATTGTTCATAAAAGATACGGATGACGATGACACAGACGTAAATACAGGCAATTCTAGCGATGAAGGTGATGATGATACCGTATTAGACAACACAGCGCACGCTGATATCAATGATTATGGAACAGATAAGTCAGTAGGTGATGAATAATGGAATTAGTACACTTCTACCAAAGGATAGAGTTAGATGACGAAGTTAGAATTGTATCAAGTTATTTGCAAGGCAAGAATGCTCAAATTGAAATAACTTATAACTTTAATAATCAAGATGTTCCATCTGATACTGATATTACAATCCATGGAATTTCTAAAAAGACTGCAAGTAAATTTAAAGTAGGTTTAAATCTTTCGATTTATGCAGGGTTCTATAATGCTGACTTCACTGAAAATAATATAGCTCATTTATTAACTGCATCTATCACAACAGTAGATGCAATTAAATGGGAATCAGGAGATTGGTATTTACATCTAACGATACAAGATGGAACAAAGGTTGATCAAAAGAAAGCGATTAAGGTAGCACAAAGCAAACAAGTTAGAGCTAAGTCTACAAACAAATCATCAACATATCGTTCTCAAATGAGGAATTTTGAAAACAATGCAAAGAAGAGGCGTCAAGCATGGCTAAATGCTAATCCTAATGCTACAAGACATCAAAAGCATTTGAATTATGTACAAATTCAAAATTCAATTAAGGCATATAGAACTCAACTAAAGGGAGCTCAAAGCAGAGCAACTGAAAAAGCAAATAAGCAAAAAGTATATAGGGTTAAAACTGTATATAAAAACATGAGTTTTAAATCAGGAACAAAGGGCTCAACAATCATTAAGACGTTAGCTAATAAAGCTGGTATTAAGATTAGTGAAATGAAACTAGTGTATAACCACGTTTACTATTCTGGTTACACTGCTAAAAAGAAACCACTGTCATGTATCCAAGATATTGCTAAAGATTGTAAAACTGATATGTACTATCAGCACGGCAAATTAGTAATCAAGTCATTTGCAAGCAATAAGCATTTGAATTACACGTGTGTACCTAAAACTGGACTAATTACTTCACCTAGCTTATCAACAGATGAAGACAACAATGATGTTTATGAAGCTACTATTCTATTCAATCCAATAATTACTACAGGAGTTATTTTTAGAATTGATGATAAATTTTCAGGGTTTACAGATGATGTAATTGTTACTAATGGGAATGCCACATTAAGTAATTCAGATACTCCAACAATGACTATTAATTTTAAAAAGTTATCACAATACAAAAAAGAACAAGCTAGTGAAATTAAGAAAGCAAAATCTGATGATGCTAAAGCAAAAGCTAAGTTAGATGCTAAACGAGTAAAACAAGCCAAAGCTAAACGAAATAACAGAAAGAAGTGATTAAATGGCTGAACAAAAAGATTATTTTACATCATTGATGAGCAAGGTTTATAGCAATGCTATCAATGATGTTTCTGTTGCATATATAGCTAAAATTGAAAAAATGACACCACCTACAGCTACTGTACAACCACTTGCGAGGATTGATGGTAAGAAAGAATCAATGGTTCAGAAAGTACATTTTATCCTTCTTCCAGGACAACCAGAACTACTAGATTACAAGAGTGGGGATGAAGTTATTGTTATCTGCTTAGATGATGATAACTCCAAATATACAAAGGGATATTATCCAGTTAGTTCAAAGAGAAAGCATTCTGTTGATTACTCATTTGTTATTGGAAAGATAGCAAATAAAAAAGACTTTAAAAAATGAAAGGTGGTGAAATAAATGGCTCAAGATTTGTTATATACAGATGATGGTGATTTATATATTAGTAAAGATAGTCCATTGTATGTAACTGGTTTAGATGAAATCAAACAATCACTAAACATGATTTTAATGACTAAAAAAGGTAGTTGGTCTAATGAGAATGTTGGAATTGATTATGATTGGTTAATTGGTGGATTTGATAGAAATGCTTGTATTTCATCAATTTCTACTTCGCTGCAACAAGATAAGCGAATCATTGATGTTGTTTTAGTCGATCCACAGATTAATCCAAATCATACAACAGTTGATATTCATATCATCGTAAACACAACATTAGGTCAATTAGATTTCTGGAAGGAAGTGAATACAGATGCCACTAACTGATGATGGTTGGGTAACAATCAGTTCAGATGATGCATTAAAGCAAGCCAAGTCAGAAATTCAGAAAAACCTAGGAATAGATACTGATGTTTCTGATGGTTCAGCAATGGGTAGAATTGCACAAATGCTTGCTAATAGAATTGTTGAATGTGATAACGTTGCTCAAAACGTCTATGATAATAATTTTTGGTTAACTGCTTCTGGAGTTTCGATGGATAGATTAGGAACTTCATTAGGAATTCAACGACACCAAGCACAATATGCAGAAGCTACACTAAATATAACTGGTACTTCTGGTTATTTAATTCCTGCTCAAACTGAATTCATTACCGATAAAGGCGATTCATTTTTATCAGATGATGATGTTCAAATAGATCAAAATGGTAATGCAACTGTTGTTGTTCACTCACAAGAAGCATCAGCATCAACAAACGTAGATGCACATACAATTATTAATCAAGCTAATCCAGTAGATGAAATTGAAAGTGTTGATAATCAAATGCAAGCTTCTGGTGGAGCTGATTTAGAAAGTGATTATGACTTTAGAAATCGTGGCACTATCAATCAATATTCTCCAGAAAATCCAACTGTTGGTGGAATTAGAACTGCATTGATAAATGTAAATGGTGTTAGCAGTGTAACAATTCAAAACAATCAATCTAAATCAACAGATGAACATGGTAACCCAGCTAATACAATTCATATTTATGTAGTTGGTGGCACTGATGATGATATTGCTAACAAGCTTGCTGACGTTCTTGCAGGTGGAGCAACAACGGTTGGTTCAATTTCTAAACATGTAAATGTCTATGGTAATGATATTGTAGTTAACTTTGATAGAGCTCAACAAAAAACATTATCATTTAAGATTGATATTACAACTGGAGATGGCTTTGATGAAGACGCGGTTAAGCAATCAGTTCAAGATTATCTATCAAATTTTGAAATGGGCGACAAGGTAATTCTGAATAAGTTATATCCATATTTATATCAATTGATTGGTATTAAACAAGTTAACTCTATCCAAGTTAGTACCGATGGTTCATCATATACTTCAAACGATTTACAACTAGCTAACTTTGAATTTGCACTAACTAGAAATGATGATGTGGAAGTGATTACTCATGGCTAATGACAACGACACATTACAAAATGGTACAAACTTCTATGACTACCATAAAGACAACATGAAAAACATGTCTGGATTTAATATTTCTAAAGGCAGTAACTTTGATAAGTTTATTAAATCTATTGATGGTATTTACTTTAATTCATCTTTAAATCTTGATGAACAAGATAAAGCACATGATATTAATTATGCTCACGGCTTGGAATTAGATGATATTGGAGATAACTACGAATTAAATCGTAATGGGTTAGATGATGACACCTACAGATTTTTAATTAAGTCTCACATTTACGCTAGTAGATCAAAAGGTAGCATAAAAGACTTAATTAGCATTACTAGTAACCTACTTGGTTGTAAGCCAACTGATGTTCATTTAGATAACTCAAGAGTCTATTTAAATGGACAACTAAATGATGGACTAGTTAACACAGTTGAAATCAAAGGTATTGATATTAATACCATTCAACATGCTAATTTAATTCCATACTTGGTTAAAGAATTAAAAAATGCTACCGCAACAGGTTATACAATCAATCAGATTGGTTTCGCTGTTAACAGTAGCGGTCAAATCTTTACTGGTGGACAAATATCTATCAGTAAGGAAATAAGCATTTAGGAGGAAAAAATGAAATATAATGGCGCAGTAGTTACCAGTAATGGTAGCTCTTTTTTGTCTGGTTTAGTTGCTAATAAAAAAACAGCGGTGCTAGACAAAATTATTATTTTAAATACTGATGTACCAAGCAATAAAACCATTGATTCAATGACTGGCCAAGATTTCAGCAATGGAATGTCATTTGACGTCAACAATGTTTCTCAAAATGACAATTCATTTACTGCTACATCAGTCGTATCAAATACAGGAAACGCTACCAATTATCCTGCTATGTTAGTTGGTTTATTTGGATATTATGATGGTTCATCTGAACGAACTTTGTTATCAGTATCAAAAGCAGTTGATCCATTTGTTATCGAAAAAGATACAGGAACACCAGTTAAATTAAGTGTTTCAATTACTGTTGGATTTAGTAGCTCACCACAAGTTAATTTAACAGTTAAAGATGATGTATATCTTGCTAAAAAAGATATTGATGGAACAATGGTTAATTTAGGATTTGCAAAGAAAACTGACTTAACCAATTTAAGTGCAAATTTGACCAATGCATTCAATGAAAAAATTAATGGTATTAATGATGATATTAGTAAAACAATGCAATTTGTTGGTATTTTAAAATCAACAGACGATTTAAACCAATTGATTTCTACAGATTATTATTCAATTTATGAATTAGCAGGACAAATTCCAAAAAATGCTCCAATGAATCTGAAAAATCCATATGGAATTGTATTATTGATTGGCAATCTACAACAAACTCAATACATCATCACTGATAGTGTTTACTTTAGAACTGCCACAAACACTTGGAAAAATGATTGGAAGACTTTAGCAACAACTGACGCAATCGACCAAATCAATGAAACAATCACCAACCTAGGACAATCAATTAGTGATGTAAGTACAATTGCATCAAAAGCTAATGGCTTAGCGTCACAGGCTCAAGCAACTGCTTATCAAGGACTTAGGTTTATGGGTGATATTAAATCAGATTATCTATTTGTTGTACAAACACCTGGTATTTATAATCTAGCAGGGAAAAAATATAAAGATTGGGATAACAAACCGATGTGGGGAAATTTTGTAGTTATAGATGCAGGTGGAGGAGTTGTCCAACAATTTATGTATAACAACACTAATAACTGTTGGGTTCAAACATGTAATTCATGGGGAAACACAGGATTTAAATCAATTTACTAATAAAAGGAGATACAAAAATGAAAATTTATGTAAAAGTTTCTGATACAGACAAGCCATATTTATCTAGTTCATCAACTGAAGCACTAGATGGATATGTTGGAATTGAAGGGTTAACTAATGATCAAGCAATTGCTACATTATCAAGACCAAACAAGTGTTATATGGACGATAATGGAGTATTGATTGTTCCAAATCAAATTCCTTTATCACAATCAGAAAAAGATGCTGAAAATGTAAAAATTCAATTGACTGATATGAATAAAAAACTTGTTGATATGCAAACTACTATTACTACTTTGAATACTGACAAATCTAATCTACAAACAGCATTAAATAATGCAAATACGGATAATGCTAATTTAAAGGCTCAAATTCAAAGTATGCAAAAACAATCATTGGCATACATGACTCAATTGGCTCAAATTAATGCTGAATTAGCAAAATATAAACAAAGCCAATCATCAACACAAGGAGGTGATAAATAATGTTCCCATCATTCAATGATCTAAAACCATTAGCAGCATATGAATTTCAAGTTGATTTCAGTTTTTACCTTGATTATGGCTTTATTAATCAAGATGAGTATAATCAATTGGTTGAAATGAACAAGCAATCAATTGCAGACGCTCAACAAAGACAAAATCAATATACCGCTCCTAAAAATTTAGATACACAAATGTAGCACCTAACTATTAATTTAGTTAGGTGCTTTTATTATGCACAAAACAGGGAGTGATAGTTTGCAAATGTTTAAAGAGAGAATAGAAAAGAGATACTACTACTTCTGTATTTTTCTTTTTGACGTATTGGTAGGTTTTTATGGATTATTCCATTTGAACTATTTAGATAATCCACAGTTCACTTTGGTTCATCATCACAAAGAGAAATTAGATTTTCTTGGAGGAATGACAGATGATTTATGGTTTAACACTTTATTAATTGCAGTCGGAATCATACTTCTATTAGGAATATTAAGTAACAAACGCAAGTTATCCAACGTAGCTTATGTAATATCGATTTTTATGGTCGTGCTAGTTTGCACGGCTTTTTCTATTAGAGGCGTTTTTGAGACACATTACAACATTGAATGGGCTATTTCATTCGTACTAATCCTTATGGCTATTCATGGGCCACGTGAGGATGGTGGCAAGAAATGACTATAGACACAATGATTGCAGTTGGTGGGTTTGTAGTTGCTTCAGCATCAGCTTACTCATCAATGAAAAATGCGAAAAAACAAAATGACAGTGCTGACCGTGAATTCACTGTTGAATCAATCAAGGAAATTGCAGATAGACAAATTGATTCATATAAAGTCGAAATGCAAGCCAGAACTGAAGATAATGAACGTTCTCAAAAGGAACTTAAAGAAGCTAGATTAAAGTTAAATGACACAATGGATAGGCTTGATGAAGCTAATGCAAAACTTAGGCTAAATCAAGAAAGCATCAGAAAGATGAATGAAAAGCTTAAGAGCTTAAAAAAGTCATCTGATGAAGTCAAAGATTACTACGAAAAACAAATTACACAGCTTAAAGATGAAAACAGACAACTTAAATCACGTTGCCAATATCTAAAAGCAGAATTAAACAGATACAAAAAAGGGGATATTAATAATGGACTTAACACAACTAATTAA